CCTCCACCTTTGCCGTCAGTGGGAGTTTTTGTTAAACTGTATGAAGCTTGGGTTGGAAGTTCTTCTCCATTAACAGGAGCAGAAGATCCTTTAGGTTGTTTGATGTCTGCACTTTCTGAAGTTCCGGTTGATTCTTCTTCAGTTCTTCTAACGTCGGCATTTCTACGTCCATCGTCTGCGGCCATCATCTGTTGAAAGCCGTTTGCTATGTCAATATTAAATCTAATAATATCTACGTTTTTACCAGTATAGATATAGTTGTATACTTTAACTGCTTGTGCTTTAAGTTGGTCAAACCCAGGAGCCGCTACGTTAGGCGGAGTAAATCTGCCAGAATGAACTTCATACGGAACTACTCTATAAACGTACAGTTTAGGTTTAACACCAGTTGTAGATTCGTTAGCCTCTGTGTCAATTGGAAATACTTGAGGATCAATTCTCCACCAGTTACGCATACCTTCAGCGTTGACTGGAGTTCCCGAATCTAATGCTTTAGAAGCAAACTCACTATTTAAAATAACATTGTTAATGGAATTGGAAATATCGCTGTTCTGAGGAAACTTAAAATCACTTTCTTCTGGATCTATTTTTTGTTTAGATCTTTCCATAATGCCTTTCTTTTCATTATAGACTTCGTCCATTTCTGTCATAGGTGTTGTGCCCCTGCGATCAATACTGAATCCCATAGAAGCCTTACCGATAGCGTTGCAGTCGCCTGCTACTTGCACAGCACCAATAGAAGAATTTATTGAGCTTAATGCAACGCCTAACTTTTTAAAGATATCAGAGTCGCCAGATGCGCCAGATGGAGTTTCTGTTGCTGTTCCGTCGTCTTCCGGAGCATCACTCTCTGCAGACGGCGTGCTTGCTGAAGAAGCGATGTCATCTGGAAATAAAATTAAATATTGATCAGCTACTGGAATAATTCCAGATTCTTCTAAATCTTTTTGTCTTCTGTTTAATACCGATTGCAAACTGTTTTCCCCAGTTTGCAACATTTCTTGTACAGTTTTGCCTTTGACTGTTACATCGGTTTTTAATGTAGATACTTGTTTACTGTGCGCTTGTTCATTGTACGCAAATGCTGTAATATTATATGTACTACCTGCGCCAGTAACATTCATACTAATATTGGTAAATTTAATTGGTAGGTATCTGGTAGTTCCCGGAATCTTTTCAGGAATGCCGTTTTGTTGATTGCCTCTAAATTCAATCATTATGATAAACGGGGCATCTCTAAAGTTACTATAACCAACTTCAAATGCCGCTTGCTGGCAGCTTTGCATAAACATGCCCATGCTGTAAGGTTCAACAATTTTAAATTGAATGTTAGTTGCGTTAGTATTACCGGTCTTTCTTGAGTTACCAACAAATCCTTCAAATGTAAGTTCTGTCATAAAGAAGTCAAACTTACCGTAAGGAGTTTGAACTCGATTATTAGGTTCTGCATTTGCACTTTTTAAAATTAGTTTAGGACTAATGCCAGCCATATAAGTATCATCGGGGAAATTTAATTCTCTAGTTGACAACACTCCTAAACTTAAAATATAGTTGTAAGTTGCATAGTTGTGAAGAACATTAGGTAATGGTAGTGCTTGTTCAAAAGTAGCAAGACTTTTGCCTAACGATTTAAAAAATCCGCCAACTGCATCAGCAATGCCGCCTAGCGTTCCTGGGAAGGCTGCGGCGGCGCCTGCTAGTACTCCTGTTAAACCGGCTGCTGGACCAGCAGCCTGAAAAACATTTTTAACTTTGCTGACAGCATTTGTAGCTGACGATATATCAAACATATTATAATCCTAATATAGTAAACAAACTACTTTTCTTAGGTACGTAAATTTGAGTTCCAGGTACAAAATCAAAAATAGGATCTTGAATAGTATCAAGATTTCTCTGCGCAAACACCCACCATAGGCTAGGCGTGTCGTATAAGTCATACGATAATAAGTCGGGACGATTTGTATACTGTGCTTCTATAGTATATAAAAAGTCGTCTGGTTCAGCACTAACTGCCCTAATAGATAAAACATCCAAGTATCCTTGTTTTATCTTTGTAGTGTGCCACGGGCTAGTTGTTGAGTAAGTTGCCATTTTAAATATATCCTGGTGTTCCGTTCATGTAACCGCCTTGAACGAATTGTTGTAGGCTAAAGTTTCTAGCACTATTTCTACTGTATGCTGGCTCTACCGTTACTGTCATTTCACTTTTTACCGGCACATATGTTACGCCGCCACTTACTGTGCCGCCTAAACCAAATCCACCTAGCAAGCTAGATACATCACCAACACCGCCGGCAATTTTTCCAACTGTATTTGCAATGCCGCCAATAGCGCCACCTAGTCCGCCTAGTGCTCCAGCAAGGCCGCCAATACTATCTGAAAGTCCTGTAACTGCGCCGGCAGCACTTCCTTCAACACCGGTAGCAATATAGTCAGTGTCATTCTTTAAAGACACTGTAAATTTTGTAATTACCACAGGCACATTTTTAAAAACATAATTTCCATAGCCGTTTAACAACACCAATGGCGGGGGATTACCTGCAATAAAATCACGACCTGTGAACATTTTGGACACAGATCTTAAATAATGCACTGCGGCAATCCAATACAATGCTTGACTAGCGTCTTCAACAAAGAACGGCGCTGTAATAGTTATTGCCCCGGGCTTACTATTTTCATAAGTTTGAAATGCAAAGTTTGTATGTACTGGACTAACTGGAGTGTACTTGGCACTTGATTCGATACTAATAGTTGGAGTATACGGGAATATTAAACCACCGGCATCTTTTAAAGGCTTAAGAACTGGGCTACTAGAAAAGGCAGGCCAGCTGGGCAAACTTAAACGGACACGCCAATCATCACTGTTATTGTCACTGCTAAACAATGATACTGCGGCCATTACGTTACCCACTAATTCGCCAGCGGCTGGTAAATTAAGGCTACGAATGCCTTTCATAATATCACCGCCTTTGGCAAGATCCAGTGCAGAGCTCAAGTTTCTAACAACTCCTGCTCCACCAGATATTGCACCAAATGTACTTTGCGCGGCACCAATCTTAGATGTGATACCTGCGGCTGAATCGAATAATCCCATTTATTTCTCCATTGGCAAGTATTTATTTGACAAAATTATGTACATAGTTTATAATATACAAAAGAGGATTATCCCATGGCGACTAAAGTCAATTACCTAAACAACAAGGATATGTTGTTAGAAATACATAGATCGAAGAGCTCTTATTGTAGTTTTACCGATCCGGCGTACCATCAATATGATCTTATTTTGCCAAATTTAGACAAAATAAACATACGTACAGTAGCTGAAGCTAAAAGAAATCAGGCTAAAAGAATAGGTGATTTGGACTATCAAACCCGGAAAAAAGCAGGTGAAAAAGTCAAACAAGCAGACTGTGAAGTGGACTATAAGAAGGTTCAAAAAACAGATTTAGTCTTTAGAATTATGAGCTTTGATCATATTCCAACTAACGGTATTCGTAAAAAGAATCCTAAAAGTACTGCCGACAGACATGATAAAGTAAACTTTCCGCCATTCCAGCACTGGAAATTTAATGACGCTGACGAGCTAATTTGTGTGGGCAAAAGTCATTGGAAAGGTCCGCTAGACACAGGACATTTTGATAAAGATGCAGGTTGCATCACTCCAACACTAGCCCGTATGATGATTAAACTGTGTGAACGATATGCTACAAGAGGTAACGTTCGCGGCTACACTTATAACGATGAAATGCGTGGACAGGCTATTTTACAACTTACGCAAATTGGATTACAGTTTGACGAAAGCAAGTCAGATAATCCGTTTGCTTATTTCACTGCCGCTGTTACCAAC